AATGAACTCTGTACCAAAATGGTACATGGCAGATTACTCCGAATCAAAAGCGTGTGATACGCCTTGGTTAGGCAAAGACAAAGATAAAATGTGTATCTTTGGTGTTGCAACGGCTGTATCTCCAGATTTACAATTAGCAATAGAAAAAGGTAAGATGATGGCGAAAGCTGAACTTGCTGATATTATTGCTGGTGAAATGAATAAGCAATCAAAACAATTTATTACTGAATTAGGTAAGACAGAAACTAAAACAATAGTAAGTGAAGTTGAATCTGTTCTAGTAAACAGTATTAAGAATACACCTGTTAGAGGTTATGAAATCTTTAAACAAGATGTAACTCTTACAAAGAATGGTTACTATAGAGTATGGATTGGTTTGAGATTGCCGTTAGGTGAGTATAACAAAATGTACAACTTCACAGTTGCACAAGCTGTTGACGCTTATAACTTGAAAGAGAAAGCGAACTTATCTTATGAAAAGTTAATGAAAGATAATGGAAATGAAAATAACAATATACAGTAAACCAAATTGTATCTATTGTGATAAGTCAAAGGCCTTATTGAAAGGCCTTGATTTGAGTTACGAAGAAAAGATGTTTGGTAAAGATTTTAAATCACCAGAAGAATTGTACGAAGCAGTCGGTAAACAAGTGAGAACTATGCCTCAAATTATGATTGATGATGTACTTGTTGGTGGTTATAATCAATTAGTAGAATTTATGGCCGATAAAGGTTTAACTAATTTCAAAGGCGAAAAGATATAGTGTCAGATGATGGTAAGGTCATTCTTTTTCCGACAGATAGGATTAAGAACAAAGCAAACACAGGTGTTAAAAATACCAAATTTCAAAAGAAAATTGAAAAAGAACAGACCGTTAAGTTTGTTGAGTCTGCTGTAGATGATATTGCTATGAAACTATTACACAACTTTGTTGACCTTGCTATGAAAACTAATACAGAAACCTTTACAAGAGATTTCTCATATCTAGTTGATGTATTGAGAGCTACAATAAAACGAGATTTTGGTTTAAATCATATAGTGCATAAGATTGCCGATAATACAGTTGAGTTAATACATGACAACGCTGGTAATACAAGAGCAAGAATAGATTATGCAAAGATTAAAGATATAGATTTTAGGCCTAAAGCCGATAGAACAAAAGAACCGTTATCAGAGGAGGTCAAAGATGAGTTAACAGGTGTTGACTTTATTCCAGATTTTGACCCAGGCGACAATGATAACTAAACAGAATTCCGTTCTGGAATCGCCATGTCAGGTTGTAAAATTGACAGAAAGAGAGGATTTGAACAATTATGTTTAAATTTTTATTTAACACAAAAAAGGAGAATAGTCACATGGCTAGAACTAAACTATCAAAAACTGAAAAAGTGAGAAATCTTTTTTCAAAAGGAAATGCAGTAACTTGGAAATCTCTAAGAACTACATTTGACCTAAGGTCACCAGCTTCAATGGTTGGTAAACTTAGAAATGAAGGTATGATGATTTATGAAAATAGAACATCATCTGGTGTTTCATACAGAGTAGGTGCTCCGTCAAAAGCTGTTATCGCAGCTGGACAGACTGCTTTATTCGGTAACCAAGGTTACTCAGCGTAACTTTAATTCAGAGGCGGCCTTCGGGTCGCCTCCGTTTATTATGACTATAGCTTCAGGATTAGGTTTACTATTTATGGGTATTATTGTGAGTGTTATTGTAATGTTTATAATTATTAAAGTGTTTGATATTGGTGATGAGTAATCATTTAAGAAACATAAGAGCAATATTTGAAACAGCAAAGACACATAAAGTATCCAGAAAAGTCGATAGTTATGAATATGAAGAAGTAGAGAAATTGATATTAACAGATAACATACCATACCACGAGGTCTTACAACTATTTACAGATAAGATTTATCGAAACTGGTTTTACGATAGGAACTTTATAAAATGATATTAGTAGATTTAAACCAGGTTTTAATTTCAAATCTTATGGTGCAGACCAGAGGTCAAGGTGATGTAAAACCAAACGAAGAAATGATAAGACACATGGTGATGAACTCATTGCGTGGCTTCAATGTAAAATTTAAACAAAAGTACGGTAATATGGTACTTTGTTCAGACGCTGGCAATACATGGCGTAGAGATATATTCCCACATTACAAGTATAAAAGAAAAAAAGATAGAACTGAATCAAGCTTTGATTGGGATAATATCTTTGATATACTTACTAATATTAAAAACGAATTAAAAGAAAACTTCCCTTATATTATGATGTACGAGGAGAAGTGTGAGGCTGATGATATAATCGCCATACTAACAAAGTATTACCACCAAGATGAAAAGATTATGATTGTATCTGGTGACAAAGACTTTATTCAATTACAATTCTATAAAAATGTAGAACAGTATGCTCCCATCCAGAAAAAATTTATTGGTTTTGATGAAGACGGTATCAAAATAGACCCAAAAGAATTTCTATTAGAACAGATTTTAAAAGGTGATAGGTCAGATGGTATACCAAATATACTATCACCAAATGATAGCTTTGTAACTGGAATTAAACAAAAACCAATGACCAAAAAAAGGTTAGAAGAATGCTCAGTTACAGATAACTTGGACGAGCAGTTAAGTGCAAGATATAATGAGAACAAGAAACTAATAGACCTAAACCAGATACCACAGGTCTACGAGGATGCTATTATAAATAGTTATCGAAGTTACAAAGTAAATGACCGTAGCAAGTTATTAACTTACTTTATTGAAAATAAATTGAAGTCTTTAATGGAAAACATTGGTGACTTTTAACATGGAGAAATAATATGGCAACACAAAACCCAAACTTGATGTCAAGAGCTGCAATGACAACTATGTCCGCTACGAGTGGTAGTGGTAAGTTACTAATGCACGAAATTTTGACTAAAGTAAACAACGCAAAAGATAAACCTAAAAAGATTGAAGTATTGAAACAATACGACACACCAGGTTTAAGAAGAATTATCAAAGGTTCATTTGACCCTAATATTAAATGGGATTTACCAGAGGGTACACCACCGTTTATAGCAAACGAGGCACCAGATGGTACTGAACATTCATTATTAGAAAATGAATCAAAGAAATTCTGGCATTTTGTGGTTGGTGCTGATGTAGCAACATCAAAAACCAGAAAAGAAACTATGTTCTTACAGATATTAGAAGCTTTATCAAAAGGTGAAGCTAGTATTGCAATCGCAATGAAAGATAAAGAACTACATAAACATTATAAAGGTCTATCCCAAGCAGTAGTAAAAGAAGCTTTTGGTTGGAATGACGAATATAAAACACCAGAAGGACCGACTCGAGGTTCTACATCTGGAGCGCTATCTCAATAGCGAATCAACAGTTTAGGGGGTGGTCAACTATGACGCACCCCCTTAATTTAGCATAATATACTATAAAACCACTAAAAAAAGACATAAAATACTACAAAAAAGCGTAAAAAAAGTGAAAAAAGCGCTTGCCTTTGCTGACATTATAGTGTATTATATACCTATAAACGATAACAAAAGGACATATATATTATGAAGAAGACAATTTTTTTACTGGCGATATTGTGGTTTGGTCTAACGGCTTTCGCAAATTCAGTAAAAGCTGATGATTATAACACGGCCGTTATTGGTCATGTTATAAAAGAAAAAGTAAGTGGTAACGGTGTTGACACTTCCGTACTTGAAGCAGAAATGGCTAAAATAGCACACAGCTTTGCTTTACAAATGACAGATGTTTTAGAAAAAAACTTACCTGTTATTTTAGAAAGTTTAGCTGCTCAATTAAGACAGAATGCTGATAGTAAATATAAATGTGAACTATTAGAAGATACGAAGATTGCTGATAAAGAGTGTTCGTAAGATTATATGGCTAAAAAACCTACTAGTAAAAAAACAAAGTACGATATTCCAGAGATACCGTTTACATACGATTTCTATTTGGTGTATTGGGAGGATATTCAATCAGACGCTGGTTGGAAATCACTAAAAGAAATTCAAAAAATGAAACCTGCTATTTGTGTATCGACCGGTTGGTTGGTAAAAGAAGATAGAATGGTTCATGTTTTGATGAGCGACTACAATTATGATGATAATAACGAACTTGGTGATGGTGGTAACACAACAGTTATACCAACAAAGAATGTTATTAGAAAATTCAAAATTGCAGATTTATAAACAACTCTAAAGGAGAGATATATTATGGCGAGTAAACAAATTGACCGTTGGTTAAAATCAGAAATTGAGAAAGTACCAGAAACTTTAATTAAGTTTAGAGAATCAGGCACAAAAACCAAAATGACTTATTACACAGGTAATTGGTCTAAAGATGTTCAGGATAATCTTACTGAACGACAATCAGAAAAACTATTTAAGAAGATGTTTAAGATACAGGAAACCCCTGGTCTACAATTCTTTCAAAAGAAAATGACACCCATTAAAGTAGGTGCTAATGATTATGATGAGGCAGAAACTATTACTGGTTTCCAATACATTGTAATGAGAACTAATGTAGGTGCGTAATGAAAGAAAAAATCAAAACAATTTTACAAACATTAATGGTTGTTACGGTCATTTTGTTTGGTGTAGGTATCTATACTGTAGTTGAGGGTGCAAAAGAAGATAAACAAGCTTTAATACTTGAAAAAGAAGTAACGGAAATTGTTGAAACTTTAGAAGCAATCACCACATATGAATTGCCAGATTTTGAAAGGGCAAACAATCAAACATTTATTAATAGTGTAGGTGCTTGTGTAAACTATATTTACAATACGACAACAGATGTAACACCTGTAATCTATGAGATATTATTGGCTCAGGCGGCTTTGGAAAGTGGTTGGGGTAATAGTAGATTTTCACTAGAGGGTAAAAATCTGTTTGGTATTCGTACATATGATTTAAGAGAACCACATATGTTACCTAGTAACAATCCTAAAAAATGGGGTGTAAGAGTTTATATGCACGAATGTGATTCTGTACAGCATTATATGGATATACTAAATAGTGGTAGTGCTTACGAAAAGTACAGAGAATTAAGAGATAACGGTATAGAAGATTCATTATTATATGTTGAAACACTTGGTGCTTATGCAGCTGATAAAAAATACTTTCCAAAGTTAAAAAGTATTATCAAAAAATTAAGAACTGAATACGATATACCACAATTAAATTAGGACTAATATGCTAACGATTATAATAACTTTTATAAGTGCCATTTCTATATCTATAATAGCCGCTGGTTATTCTATTATGGGTTTGGCAACTTTATTCGCAGGTGCAGTTGTACCTATTATCGCAATGGGTAGTGCTTTAGAAGTTGGTAAACTTGTAGCCGCCTCATGGTTATATAATAACTGGCGCAATAAACTTGTACCAAAAACAATAAAACTATATCTTACATTTGCTGTTGTAGTATTAATTTTTATCACATCTATGGGTATCTTTGGTTTCTTATCAAAGGCACACCTAGACCAAGTGCAACCAACATCATCTAATAATATTAAAATAGAATTAATTGATAATCAAATAAATCAACAACAATTAACAATTGATAGAGCAAATAAAACTCTAACTCTTTTAGATAAAACACTTGAAACATATATTGGTATGGAATATGTTACAAGAGGTTTAAAAGAAAGAGAGAAACAGAAACCCGAAAGGGACGCTTTAACGCTTGCCATTAACGAGGCAAGTGATAAGATTGCTGAACTATCAGACCAAAAAGGTGCATTAAAATTAGAACAAGATAAGATAGAGGCCGAAGTAGGACCTATCAAATATATTGCAGAGTTAATATATGGTGACGAGGCAAAAGACCATTTTGACAAGGCTGTAAGGTGGGTAATCATTGTATTGATATTTGTATTTGACCCATTAGCAGTATTGTTATTGATAGCGGCCAATATATCTTTACGAACTAGAAGTGAAGAAAAGGCAGAGGTACAAAATACCAAAAAGGTAAACCTTTCCAAAGAATTGGCAAGGGAGAAGGCCAAAAGTGCCAAGCTACGAAAAAAAGAAAGAGATTATAAAGGTTTTGTTAGAAAACTAGGTGCCAAAGAATTAAAAGACCTGGATCCTGATGAAATTAAACTGAAATTAGACCAGATAATGGACTGGAATGAAAAATCGAAGCAACCGTAGGCTTGCCAAACGATGGAAAGTAGTATATAATGGTAAACATGACAATTGATAATCCAAGTGAAGAACTAAAAGACAGGCGTATCAAAAACGCAGAAAAAATGTGTAGAGATTCTATGACCGATTGGGCAAAGAATTATTGGTACAATGTCTTTTCTATATTATGTAAGAAGTATGACCGAAAGGATTACTTTAGAAAGGTGATAAATTGATATGAATATTTTTTATTTAGATAAAGACCCTATAAAAGCGGCTCAACTATCATGTGACAAACATGTAGTTAAAATGATTGTAGAATCAGCACAGATGTTATCTACTGCTCACCGTATGATTGATGGTAAAGAGTATATTGATAAAACAAAAGCAGGCCGTAAGATTAAAAGATGGAAACATCCTAATTCTAACATGGAAAAAACATTGTACAAAGCTTGTCATACAGGACATCCTAGTACAGTATGGGTTATGCAAAGTGCTTACAACTATCATTGGTTATACAAACACATGATGGCCTTGAATACAGAATTTAAAATGAGATATGGCCATATATTAGACCATAAGACAGTACAATTGTTAGAGGGTGCATTAATGTATCCGCCTAAAAATATATCACTAAATACTATTGCAACAGACCCACCACCTGCTATGCCAGATTATTGCAAAGTGCCTGGTGATTCTGTTGCAAGTTATAGAAAGTATTATATTTACGAGAAGCAAAGATTTGCAACTTGGAAATCTCCGTCATCCGTTCCCGCCTGGTACATTGATGGTGTGAAAGAAGCACAAGAACAGGCATTGATATAAAGGGGAAACAAATGAGTAGAACACATTTAATTAAAGCGTTAAAGTCACACGCACAAGGTCACATTGACAAACATATTGCTAATGTAGAAGTGCATTTACAGAATGCTCAAGGTGTAGCTGAACATAGCGACCATGTTGAAACATTAGAAAAAGAATTAAAATTCATTGCTGAGTATGATGACCAATTAGAAATGTTAAATAAATATTTTCCAACAGAGGATTAATATGAAATATTTTTATGGCGTGGTTAGTATTGCAGTATTTTTTGGAGTAATAGCCACAATTTTGAATTATATGCAAGGAACATTATAGTGCCAACATACGATTTTGAAGATAAAAAAACTGGTAAAGTCTGGACAGATATGATGTCTATAGCTGAAAAGGAAGAATACCTAAAGAAGAATAAACACATTAAACAACTAGTAAGTAAGATAAATATTAGTAGTGGTGTAATGGGTATAGGTCAGATGAAAACTGATGGTGGTTGGAAAGATATGTTAAGTCGTATCGGTGACGCTCACCAAGGAAGTAAAGTACATGACTTATACGGTAATAAAAGCACGAAAGATATTAAAACAAGGGCTGTCGTAGAGAAACATAGAA